TTTTACCTACATAGTTTGGATTTAAAATATCTATGTTAGTTGCCGTTAATCTTAAAATTGAATCTATTTCTTGATTTGTTAAATCAGATTTAACTGATAACATAAGAGCCACAGTTCCTGTAACGTAAGGTGCTGCGAATGATGTTCCTGAAGAATTCAAATACCATCCTGGTGCTGCTGTTAAAGGTACGTTGTGACCAGGTGCGCAAATATCTACACTTGAATTTGTTTGGTGTCTTGTGTTTGGATTACCGATAGTTTTTTCAATATTATCTTGTGAACCAACACTTGTTACCGCAAATACGTGATTGTAAGAAGCCGGATACACTAATGAGTTTGGTCCTCCGCATGTTGTTCCGTTTCCTGCCGATGCAACAATAAATGTTCCGTTATTATAAACCTCATCTATTACCATTTGAGCGTATGTATTATAGTTACATCCTGATGCCCAAGATAAGTTAATAACTTTAGCACCCGCATAAGAAGCAATTAACATATCGTTATAATTCATTCTATAAAGACTAAGTGTTGTGTTGTAACCAATTGATGATAAACCGATTGAGTTGTTTGTGTTTCCTGCAACTATTGTTGCCACGGCCGTACCATGTGTACGTGTTGCTGTGTTTGTGTTGTCATAATAATTTATTTTACCTGTTAATTCTTCGTGGTTTGTGTAAAAGTTTTGATCAGATACCGCTACTTTAATTGATGCATCACCGTGTGTAAAATTCCATGCTGTTTGAGCCCCAATTAAATCTAAAGCCCAATTTGTTGTTGAAACTAAACTATAGTCATTTGGTACTTCTAATGTTTCGTATGTTGGTCCGTACTCCACACCTTTTAAACCATTTACTCTACTTAATGCTACGTATAAATCAGTCACATCACAACCATCACATGTAAATTCAAATACATTTTGTAATGATTCTTGTTTTGAAGATGGAAATGCTTTGTAATAAGTTAAATCAGTATGTAAATCTGTAAGTATTGAAATAAATTGTGCGTTTCTTTCTAATTGATCTACATTTTCTACGGTTGCCCATACAGAACTTTTTTGTCCAAAAGATACTATAGTTATTAAACTGATTAGTAGTGTTGTAATTGTTGTTTTTAAGTTTTTCATTTCTATTGGTTTTGTTTTTATTTACACCAATAGATACTCTTATATAGAAAGAAAAACCCGTTTTTAGTACCCCCTAAACAATCAATTTACAACATGGGTACTAATATTGTATGTGTGAAAATACGTACACATATACGTAATAAAAACTAATTTTTATAAAAACAAAAAAGGAGACAATTTCTTGTCTCCTTTCTCTTATTCAGTTAAGATATTGATTATCTCAATTCTTGTAAGTCAAATGTTCTAACTCCATCAACTGTGATTCTACCATAGAAACGGTTGTTAACCATTTTCTTAGCGTATCTAGTCATGATACCTTTGATAGGTGTAAAGTTGAATGGGTTATACATTGTAGGTGTTAATTGTAGAGGTACATACGGAGCGTAAACGTATCCTGTATCTAACAAAGAAGAACCTTTGTGTCCGATAAGAACTTGGTTAGCCGGGAAGTATGGGTCTCTATACACTTGGTAACGACCTGCTAATGTACCAACTCTTTCAATACCCATGTTGTATTGGTCTTGCTCAGGAGATGCGTTAGATACGTGGAAGTACTCAAGGTCATCAAAGATAGCTGAAACTTCAGAAGATACAACAATCCAGTTAGCTCCACCTCTCAATGTAGATTTGTGGATTTGTGCAGACAATTGGTTAATTGCAGTGATCAATGTTTGATTCCAATCTTTTTGAGTATAAGTCATGTTTCCAGGAATTCTTCTCCATCCGTTGTAATCCCATCTTAGGTTCCAAGCCGCACCTTTTCTAAGGTCTCTCAAGATTTCTCTATCAATTTCTGCCGCCACTTGCTCAGACAATAAAGCCGTTAATTCAGCCTCAGCATCAATGTTATGGAACGCTGAAACATCTTGTGCCAATTCAGGTGACCATTGTGCTCTTAGTTTTCTTTCAGTTACAGAAACAGTTACTGATTCTAAGTCAAAAGAAACCTCACCGATTTTATCTTCAAATTCAAGTTCTTCGTATCTTCTAAATACTGCCACAAACGAAGTACCTGACGCTCCTGAAGTGATAGTAGCACCTGTATATCCATCTAAAGATGTTGCATCACATCCAGTACATACTGGACAAGATAAATCAACTTCTAAATATATACAACCATCTTGTGAACAAATATTGTCATAAGACCCACCATTTCCGTTAGGGAATGTTGTTGGTGTTTGTGTAGATGTAGGAGAAACGATACCTTTACCGTATTGTTGAGTAACGACTCTAAATAACAATGGAGTTGCATCGGCAACAGAACAAGCACTATCTTCAGCAATTGCTAAACCGGTTGATTTGATAATTTTTAAATCAGACAAGAAAGTCTCACTGTCAACTTCCGAACCATCGGGTCCGATTAATTTACCAACACCATTATCATAAAAACCACACATTTTAAGAAGAACTTTTCTTTGAACTCCTGTTGGTGCTAATGAGTCAATCAAAGATCCATTTGACCAAGTTTGTATCACTGTAGTTGCAGTAACAGCAGTCCAGGTACCTTTAGAATAGTCAAATAATCCTGGAGGATCTAATGCTGCCTCAGCACCTTCATAAAATAAATCGTAAAGATTTTTAGCGTATGCGTTAGCGTCATTATAACCTGAATTGACAGTTGCAGTTGAACCTGGTGCACCGATTGGTTGGAAGTGGTTTGTTCCTGGTGCGGTATCAGCTGAGTTATAACCTTGAATTTTAGGTACAAAGTAGAACAATTTACCGATTGGTAAGTTCATTGCTTGTACAGATACTAAATCATTTGCTAATAATTTAGAGAATACTCTTCTAACGATAGGAAATACAACAGTTTCAAATGAACCTGAACTGTCAGTAGATGCCGCTTCGTTAATTAGGTGAGATGCTTGGTTTTCATATAATTGTGCCATGTTCTCTTTAACGTGTCCTTTAAGACCGTCTAGGAATCCTAATCTATCCCATTTGTTAATTGTATCTTCTTTGATAACTTTCAAGTGCTTAAGACCGATGTTACCAACAAGACCTGATTCTAATAATGCTCCCATTTTTAATTTTTTTAATTAGAGTTTATTTTTTTATTATTTTGTATATAAATATACAGTTTTTTAAAAAAGTTTATTTTTTAGTTTATTTTTGTCATTAAATCCTTAATTCTCATAAATTGTGGATTTTCATAAGTTTTACTTTCAATCAAATTTGTTGCTGATCCTGATTGTGGAGTTTTAGTTACTTTTCTCTGAATTGATTCAGTAACCACAGGTTGAGTACCTTTTCCGTCAAGTTCTCTTTTGATTGATTGATAAAGATTTTTAGATTCTTTTAATGATTCAACTGAGTCAAATCTTCTAAGAATATTAATCTTTTCTTGTTTTGTTGTTGAGTGTTCTGTAAACAAACGTGTAGAATACGCTAAGTTAGAATTAAAAACCGCAACTTCATTAAGTTTTGTTCTAAAGAAATCTAACGCTTTTTTGTATTCTTCATTTTTTTCTCTCAACAAGTTTAACTCTCCGTTTACTGATTCTACTCTAAGGTGTCTAGGTGCGGTTCTTGGTTTAGGTAAACCTTTTCTACCCCAATATTTACCATTACCTAAAGTTCTTGAGGCTTCAGTAGTTTCTGGTTGTTCTTTAGTATCAATTAATTCTTCGTTTGTTTCGTCTTCCCACTCATTGAATTCTTCTTCTTCAAATTCATTTTCAGTTACTCCGTGTTTGATTTTAGGATATTTGAATTTAGGACCTTTACCTGTTAAACCTTTACCTCCACTTTTTCTATCTTCTTTGAAACCTTTATCGTTAACTGACATTTTTGAGAAACCATTACCTGGTTTACCCATTCCAAGTCCTTTAGCTTTAAAAGATTCCAAAACAGACTCAAGAGCTTCTTGATCTATCTCGTAAACGTTTTCCTCCATACCGTACTCTTCCATAGGAAAATCTTGTTCTTCCATAGGAAAATCTTGTTCTTCCATACCGTACTCTTCCATAGAAAAATCTTGTTCTTCCATAGGAAAATCTTGTTCTTCCATAGGAAAATCTTGTTCTTCCAT